TATGTACCTCCTTTGGAGAGGAATTTTTATGCGGGCAGTTACATATCCATGCCCAGGGGAAAAAGTTGCGTTTCGGTTATAAACCGAGCTTAATTTGGTAAATCAAAGACTAAGCTTGTCTTCTAGCAGTTTAACGACATTGCGGTCGTGGTACTATTTACCAATAATAAGACTTAACAGTAGACAATACAGTCTGCTGTGCTAGGTCGTAATCTAATAAAAAGTCGCCATTTGGCCTAACATCATGTAAATGTTCATTATACGCTGGAATCACTGCATCACGAAATAAATTAAATCTATCTTCAGTGTGTAATGAAAATTCTTTCAGAGCATTGGAAATATTATCAACAGTAATTTGATCTCTGTTCATACCTTTCTTAGTCCAATACATAGTTTCTATAATAGACTCTTCTCTCAAAGGAGCGATCCACCGATTATAGGTTGGCAAAAATCTGAAAGTTCGTTTTAAGAACTCCGTATTCTGAAGCTCTCGAAATGGAACTATAGCCGTTTCTTTAAGTTCAGTGGTATAAACCATACCACACTTTGACATCAAGTCTGGCAAAGACATTTCATTAAACTCTTTTCTAAAATTTACTGAAACAGTAAAAATATTATCATCACCTAAACAACACAGGTAAACATTATTATTAAATAATGATATATCATATGATGTGAATTGCCAAGCAACTCTAAAAACAATATTATTATACATTGTATTTATTATAGCTGTCATAGGGTTTCCACTAGGCATTGAAGTAAACCATTCATATAATTCATTCCGAAATATTACTTTGGCGTTAGTTATTTCTGCCCATAACCTGGATCTCATTAAATTTCCAGGTTCATCAACTCTATTACCATACCATCTATTAATAATGTCAAGTACGCTATTAAGCATATATGGACATTCATGTCCATCAAATGCTTTAAAATCACCGGCACCAACACTTATCTCTTTCTTTCCAGAATTAAATTTTTGAAGATTACGTGCTAAACTATCCCATTCAGAAGAATAAGCATTGACACCAATCGCAGATCCAACATCCAGATTAGCTTCAACGTATGCAGACATAAATGCTCCAAAC